GTGTAAATGGCAGATCAGGATTATATAAGAAGAACAGTAGAAGAACTGTCAGCCAAATTTAAACTGGCACAGGAAGAATCTATATCTGCCATACTTGGGCTTGTAGAGGGCAAGACAAATGCAGAGGCAATAGCCATATTAAATGAATTGGATGTTGGTGCTGTAATGAAAGCTAAAACATCAGGCATAGTTGCCACATATACAGCAGGGAATGTAGGCACTCTATTAAGCAAGGAAATGTTTGCTGATATTTCAGAGGCTACATTACAGGCATTATTAACACAATCGGAACAATATCTATCAGGTGAAATAGTGGCTATGGCAAACACTATGAAGCAGGAGATAGTTGCAGGAATTATAAATGAAAAGACAGCAGAAGAAATTGTGATAGGTCTTGGCAAAAAGGGATATGCAGCAGATGTGGGCATGACAAGGATAGTTGGTGATGGATTAAATAACTATTCCAGATCAGTTACCAGGATGATGATGGATGAAGCACCTGATGATACCCAATATATCTATGTAGGTCCGGCAGATGAAAAGACAAGACCATTCTGCCTGTCTGCTATTCAGGCTGGATCGATAACAATGTCAGAGATTAATTCTATGGGTGGAGAATGGTCGGCATCCCTTACAGATGGTGGTGGTATTAATTGTAGGCATGGATGGGAGCCGGAATCAAGGGATGTAAGGGGACAGTTCTATCAGAAGGAAGAAGCAGAGGAGATATTAAATGCTTGATGCTAATTTCTGGAGAACAACTGGTATTGATATAGTTGCTTGTTATAGAAGGCATATATTTGACCCGGATGGTGGAGGTAAAGGTGCTAAAGATATAAATGGTGTTCCATATAAAAAATATTCACAGGAATATGGGTCAACTAAAAAAACAGGCAAAATGTTTAGACAGGCATCTGCATTTAAAGATTCCACAGCCCCTGTATTATCATCAGATTTAGCGAGGGATTTTAAGATATTTAAAGCACATTCAACTGGCTTTGGCTTCGGTGCTGTGGCTCAAAAGGGAAAGGTAAAACAACTTGCAAAGATGGGAAGGGTTATTTATACAGACCAAAAGCCCCTCCCTGATAAATGTAATAAATTACTAATGAAAGAATTAGATAAAGATGTGAAGGGTGCATTTAAAAAAATCAGGAAAAAGATAAGACGGAAAAAAATTAATATAACAGTTTAATAAAATATCACTAAATTAAAGTATAACATTAACTCACTAAAGAGGTAAAACATGGCTGAACAAGCAACAATGAATACACCAGAGGCTGAAGAAAACAGCGTACCAAATCCCAGCACTCAAGCTGATGATAAAAATGATGTGCCTTATACAAGGTTTCAGGAAGTAAATGGTCAGAAGAATCAGTTTAAGTCAGAAAACGAGGGTTTAAAAGCTGAACTTGCAAAGGTAAAGGTTGCACAGGAAGATGCCAGGCAAGAGGTTTTAAAGAAGAACTCTGAATATGAGACTTTATACAATGAAGGTGAATCTAAATGGCAAAAAACCGAAGAAGAAAATAAGGCTTATAAAACAAGGGAACTTGAAGATAGAGAAAGAATGATTGAGAAAGTTCCTGAAGAACAGCGTGTATTTACAGAAGGCATGAGCAATTCTGTGTTGGCTCAATATATAGAGCAGAATCAGACAAGTGCAAATGCTGGTAAGACCGATTCATCCAGAGCAGGAGTAACTGCAAAGGGTGATTTCAATGGATATAGTTCCTTTTCAGAATGGGCAACTAAGGACCCAAAGGGATATGAAGAAGTAAATGGAATAGTTGGCAATCAAGGAAACCAATTTAATGTTGGAGGTTAGTGAGTAAAATAAAACCTAATGATGGTGGACATACACCATTTGGTGTTGATATTGATCCGAATAAGAATTTGGTTCATAATACCAATGAAGATGGTTCTTGTGATGCTTATTATAAAAACTCCAAGATGAGATATGGTGATTACATAGATGAACTTGAACATAGATTCCATAAGAAAGATCAGGGTAAAGATTATACTTCTTCAATCGGGTTATTTGGTGGCTTTGGTAAGGGAACTCTTAATAAAAATATATAATCCTACCCGAAGATGACTTATGTCATGGCTGAAGATGGATAAATTTAGGAGTTAGATATGGCATTAACAAGTGCAGCAACTAACATTACAGCATCAGCTACTATCGTAGGTGGTGTTGGTAAAGTATTAGGCGATGCAGTAATCGCTTTCAATAAGGTAAATGTAGTAGCACCCCTGGTAGCATCAAAAGCTGCTGTCGTAGGTGCAAAGACTGTTGAATGGGCTGATTGGCTCGTAGCTGATTATTCAGATGTTACAGCAGCAACTGAAGCAACAAACACAACAGCACAGGCACTCACAACTGCAGCACGAACAGCAACTCTCTCTGAACACGTTATTCAGGTAGATATTTCTGATCTTGCTGAACAGGGATATGGTGCTGGTGGTAGTCTTGGTGGAAATGCAGGTGCAGTAATTGGAAATGCAATAGCAGCCAGATTAGATAATGACCTGGGAGCACTTTTTGCAGCCGGTAATTTTACTAATTCTGTGGCAGCAGCAGGTTCAACTATGGATGTAGGCGATATATTTGAAGCCTTACGATTCCTCCATGCTAATCAGGCTCCTGCTCCTCTTAATCTTGTTCTTGGTACTCAACAAACTTGGGGTCCAAAAGGTTTGAGATTAATGATACAGGGTCATGCAACATTATCAACTACAACAAACTTGATGGGTGGTTCATCCATTGGTGAGCAATTCACTGTTAATGGATTTGTTACCAAGTTTGCAGGATTTGATGTTTATTCAACTCCTGAAATCGTTGAAGATGGTAATAATGATGAAGCTGGATGTGCATTTAGTCGCAATGTATTAGGCTTTGCTACTGGTTCTAAAGGCATAATCTCCATAGAAACACAGAGAGATGCTTCTGCTCGTATGACAGAGTATGTAGGAACTGGTGTTTGGGGTGAAGTAATAATCAAAGAGTTATATGGTGTAAGTATTACATCAGATGTTTCATAAATAACAATGCGATATGAGGGGTAGGTTTTCCTGCCCCTCTATCAAATAAGGAGATTCAAAGATGGCAGATGTATATTATAAAAAACCAAATGGCGAAGTATTCAAATATCAGGCAGGAAGAATGAAGAAATCTTCTTGTGATGAAAAATACACATTATGTGATCTAAATGGAAAAGCAGTAAAGAAAGAAACTAAAAAAGCCAAAAAGTAGTAATACCTTCAAGGCTCGTTCACAGTTCAACCATTAACTTTAGAGAGGAAGAAAATCAATGGCAGACACACTTATTAGACAATATAGCGTACAAGAAAGACTTGGCAAAATGGATGTTGATGTTATAACATTGACACCAGCCACTACCACAGCAGAATGTGTGGCAGGAGATGTAATCTTTCAGGCAGATGAATTGCCAAATATGGTATCTGTTCCTGCTGGAACTTGCATGGTTCATTCAATAGGAATATTAGATGACGATGATAATGGGCAGGATATAGATATAGTCTTTATGGATACAACAGGGTTATTAGATGCAGGGGATGATGGTGGAACTATAGATGCAGATGATGGTGTTATTGCTGATGCTATTCTTGGTGTTGTTCAGATTACATCATATTTTGATGGAATACTTTGGCAATATGGATATAAAACGAATATCGGTTTAGTTCTGAAAGCACCTTCTGCTTCAACAAGTATTTATGTATCTGCTGTAAACAGGGGTTCAACTGCAACATGGACTGCTGCTGGATTACGCTTACAAATTGGCGTTATCAAGGACTAATGTTCCCATCTAAATTACCAATAATATCCCAACCAGCAGCAACAGCAGTTACTGCTCTTTCTAATACAGCTTCTGTTTCATTTGATGGTAGTAATGAATACATGACTATGGCTGTTCCAACTCTTAATGATACATTTTCAATATCTCTTTGGGCAAAATGGGATGCAGGTACAACAGGAAGTGGTGATTATGATTATATCATAGCATTTGGAGCATATGGTGTAAGAACTACTGGTAGCATAGCCAGACACGCTGATACAGGTGGGAATGTTAACAAACCCTATGTTAGTGGGGGGGGTGGGGCTTCTGATATGGTAGGAACAAATGCACTTGCTATTGGTGAATGGATACATTTAGCTATAGTTGTCAAACCAACAAGTGATAGGCTTACATTGTATGTTAATGGTAGTGCTGAAACTATTGCTCAACCAGCAGGAGATTTTGCTATATCGTCATCAACAGGTACAGTTGGCAGATTAAATTGGGCAGCATATCACTATACTCCTGGGAATGTTGATGAAGTTGCAATTTGGGATACAAACTTATCATCTGCTGATATAACTGCTATTTACAATAGTGGTGTACCTAATGATTTGACGAGTAGTGCCTCATACGATACTGATAGAACAGGAAATTTAGTTGGATATTGGAGATTTGAAGAGGGTACTGGTACTTCTGTTGCTGATAGTTCAGACAACTCAAATACTGGAACACTTGTAAATAGTCCAACATGGGATACTGATGTACCAAGTTAAGGAGATTTAATATGTTTGAAAATAGAAAATATGTAATAATAGATAAAGATGATGTAAGTTCTGTAGATTTTTCTAAAGTATTTGAAACATCAGCAGATACACTTCGATACAGCGCAGATGACAGTAAAACCTTTGTAAAATATGAAGGCATTAAGCCATCATTTCTTACTGGTAAGACTGCATATAGCCATAGTGAAATATTAGCTATTCTTAATGATGTAGATGGTGAATGGTACACTGAGAATAAAATATAAAACAATCTATGAAGAAAAATATAGTAAGACGTGCAATAGTAACACCTGATAAGCATTTTCCATTAGCTGATAAAAAAGCAATTAATGTACTATGTAAATCAATAGAAATAGTAAAACCAGACATATATGTAGATTTAGGGGATGTAGGAGAATGGGCAGGAAGTTCTCACTGGCAATGGAAAAAGAAGAAACGTCCACCACTAGAATACCAAACTCCTTTTATTGACCAAGATATAAAAGATGTTAACAGGGGGCTGGACATAATAGACGAAGCTCTCGATAAAGTAAATTGTAAAGAGAAGCATATGATAGAGGGCAATCATGATGACTGGATGAACAGGTTTGTAGATGAGCATCCATACTTGAAAGGATACAGGTTTAAAGAATGTGTAAAACTAAAAGAAAGAGGTTATATGTATCATCCATCGGGACAATACATGAAGATTGGGAAGCTAGCCCTGTATCATGGACACCATTTTGCTGGGATCAATCATACAAGGAATCACTTGATGAGGCTTGGAACAAATGTCATGTATGGTCATCATCACGATATACAGCAGTCATCTGTTACCCATCTGGATGGGGTGAAGTCAGCGTGGAGTATAGGATGTCTGAAAGACATGCGGGCAGAAAAGAATAGTTTTTTACAAAACAGGATGCATAATTGGAGTCATGCATTTGCAATCGTTGACTTTTATGACAAAGGCTTTTTCACTGTGCATGTAATACAAATTATAAATGGGAAGACTTCACTATGGGGTGAGTTAATTAGTGGGTGATATTGCAGTACTTATTGAACAATTTGGAGCATGGGCTTTCGTTGCAATCATTGCAGGCTTTTTGCTCAAGTATGTTATCTTAGATTTACGTAAAGATAATGAACGGAATTATGGATTGTGCGTTAAACTTCATAATAGAATGGATGAACTTAGTAGTCAAATGAGTAAAATGTCAGCTGAGTTTACTTACTTACAAGGCAAAATGAATGGGAAAAAGTAATAAATAATATATGGACGGAATAGCAGATACATTAAAAACAACAGGAGCAGGTATGGGTGGATGGTGGTTATCAATTAGTGGATGGCTTCCTGAAATAGTATCCTTATGCGTGGGAATTGCCACATTATTGTACTTAATAATTAAAATATACAAGGAGCTTAAATAATATGATAGAACAATTATCAGCAAATTGGGAATATATAGTAATAGGTATTCTCGCTATAGATAAGGTTGTTGCACTTAGTCCATCAGAATGGGATGACCTTATATGGACATCAATTAAAAAATCAATATATAAAATAGTAGGTAAATAATGTTAAAACTATTACTAAAAAAATATATTAAGAAACATGGATTAAAAAAGATTCTTATTAAAGTAGGCGATATTGCTGTTAAAGTAACAAAGTCTAAGAAAGATGATAAAGCTTGGGCTAAAGTTAAAAATATAATAAAAAGTCTATAATGGCAAGACACTATTTAGATTTTGACGATAGAGAAAATGGTAATGGTGGTGTCCCAGATAAATATGGGGAATCAGATGCTGCTTCAAAATTAGAATGGATTAAAGAGTTACAAGAAAATCGTGATGCTGGCAATGGTGGTAATGGGGATTTTGACTTTAGCAATCTTGATCTTGGGATTAATTTAGATTTAGGATTTGACGATCCCTATAATCTTCCAACTACAAATATGTTTCCAGATATTTCATCTCCTTCTACTACTAGTAGTCCAAATATACCGTCAGCTCTTCCTTCTCTTCCATCTATTTCTAATGTAGGTTCTGTTCCCTTTACAGGAACTGTTAGTAATATTCCTGGAGGTTTTCAACCATTACCACAAACAGCAGGTGGAAGAAAGAAACTATACCAACTATCTCGATTTCATGGAGGTATAAATCAAAAGTCTTCTCCAAGAGATATAGCTGACTTTGAATGCCAAGAAGCTACAAACGTAACAGTCTCAAGTGTTGGAAGAATAAAGTTACTAGGTGATTGTTTAAATACAAATAATAGTATAACTACTAATGCTATTGGTACAGCGGACAGGGGTGCTGCTGGATATGGACTCTTCCAATTTACAGCTCCAGCTGCTATTGATGCTACCGTTGGCGAGTATGTTATAACACTTGCACCAGATGGTGATCGTATAGATGCTTTTGATTCTACTGGGGATGCTCTTTTTATTGATTATTCTGTTACTGATGACCATGATGTTGCACATGTTATATATGTTGCTGGAAATGGAGTATACGCAAATGATGCAAATTTTAGAACATCAAGTGATAATCCACGTAAAGCAAAAATATATGTATGGAGAGAAGACTTTAATGGATTACAGACAACAAAAGGTTGGGCAGATAGTGATTCAAGGGGTGGAAAATCACTTATTGATTCTCCTAAGCATGATACTGCTGCCAATACTGCTGGTACTGTATTTTTAGATAAAGATGATGGGACTGTTGCGTTTCCTGGGTCTAATTTAACAAGTACATATGGTGCTACTACAATACATATTGGATCAAGTGGTACAGGAACTTGGAGTGGAGATTACTATTTTTATGTTTCATGGCTTTTTGATGGTGGGGTTGAGACTGGATTGACAGCAATACAAGCATCTAGTGCCTTTACATTTGCAGATGAAATACTTTCGTTTAATTTTTCTTGTAAATCTCAATGGAATGGTACAGATAATCATATTGGCTTAGATAATGATGGAACTTACACCGTTGGTGATCCACGAATAGAAGGTGCAAGAATATACTTTAAAAAATCTGGGGATACAGAAAGATTTTTACTTGTGGAAGTTAGCTTGGTTGATGGTGTCAAGGGGGCACTTGATTCTACATTTATCCCTTGGACTGAAGCTAGTGACGTTTTTTATTTAGCTTCAAATATAACATTTGATGCTCCTCCAGAAGTATATTCATATGCTTCACTAAATGGATATTATGCGAATGAGGTATATGATAAATCTTCTGATACGTTGGCTGATAATACAGTTGGCCCAGTAGCGATAGATGTAAGATATAAAACTGCGGTTGTTGGTAGTGGTGGTATTGTATTTATTGGTAATGTTAAGTTTAAAGGAAAACATATGGCTGACTCAATGATGTTTTCAATGCCAGGAAAACCTGGGGTATTTCCTATGTATAATAGATTTGACTCTCCTTCTTCTGATGGTAGCCCAATAACAGCACTTGCAGCATACAAAGATACTATATTACAATTTAAAGAAAATGGCATGTATGTTATAAATGTCTCAAATCCAGCACAGTTTTATGCACAAGCATCATTTAGAGACTGTGGTGTATTTAATCCTTGTCAGGTATTTACAACATCATTTGGTGTTATATTCGCTAATAAAAATGGATGTTATATTTATGATGGACGAAGTGTCACTTCACTTACAGATGGTAAATTTGGCTTTGTAAGTTGGGATTTACCGAATACTGCTGGTAACACAAGTGGGGTTGAAGGCTCTTCTATAGGTGCTGATGCTACTGGCGTTCCTTGTGTTGGGTATGATCCACGTTCACAAAGTATTATTGTTTTAAAAGATATTAATGATGATTCTACGAGCACAGGTGCTTTTGTATATAATATGGTAACACAATCATGGACAGAGGGAAGCTCAATGATTACAAATGCGAATACTAATCGTCATACAAACTTTATTATAACTTCTGGTGGATATTTAAGTATACTTAGGGATGATAATACAGCATTAGAAAACTATAATCATGATATGCAAACTGATAATAATTCTACTGCTAGTGCACAATCAATTACATATCAAACAAAAGATATAGATTTCGGATTACCATCACAGACAAAAAAGATATTTAAAGTATATGTGACATATAAGGGTGATGCAGATGCATTAGATATATTTTTTGGTGTTGACGGTGGTACAATAAATAAACAATTTAACAGTGCTGATTGTCCATTAAGTGATACTGCTTCAACATTAACATTGGCAACTCTTACCCCAACAACTGCATCTCAGGCTACTGGTATAAAAAGTTTTGCACTTAAATTTACAGGATCGGTTGGAGTAGATTCAGCAGATGCTTTCGAGATAAATGATATTTCAATACTATACAGAGCGAGACCAATAAAGTAATATGAGCTGGGGACAAGCAAGAAGACCAAAAATTTCTACCA